GCCGCCTTTGCGCAGAGTTCAGCCGGAAGGGCACAATCTTGCTTTCCTTTGTCTTGATGCAAAGAAAGGCTTCAATGTATTTCTTCGCATCCTGTAAAACGTCATACCTCGGCATCTGCTCCACCGCTTTCCGCTTCCTCTAAGATTTCTTCTATCGTCTTTCCGCTCACGCCGCCGCCACTCGCCGCCTGCTCCGCCAGCTTCGTCCGCTTCGTGTCGTTCGCCACGCGCTTCTTCTCCAGCTCCAGCCTGTCGGGGTTCTCCTTCCATTTGTCCTTTGCTTTGTTCAGAAGGTAAAACTTGATTGCCCCTACGTCCGCCGGGATGTGCTGCTGCTCCGTTACTTCCTCCAGCACCTCCTCCGTGATAACCTTCCCGTTCTCGTCCATCAGAACCTTGCCGTCTGCTCCCTGCATCGGCTTCTTCACCTTCATGTGCTTTTTGATGTCCGCGTTGTAGCCCAGGCATCGGTTTAAAAGCGAAACCTCTACCTTCTCAATTTCCTTCTTCTGCTCCGCTTTTAAAAAATCGGCACTTTTTTTCAAGAGTGCCGAAAGTGCCGGAATTTCTCCCTTGAGTTTCCTAAAAGTAGAATATGCCATCCCTAGCATTTCCGCCATTTCCTTTTGTGAAAGCCCCGCAAACGCCCATTCTTCAAGGCTTTCCATGTTTTCGTATATCTTTTTTTCGTTGCTGCTCGCCACCTTTTCACCCCCCTTTTTTTCGGCACTTTGCCATTTTCGGTGCCGAAAATTTTTTGCATAAATTTCCGCCTGCATTTTTCCGCATATATGCAAAAGAGCCAAGAAAGCCCGAAATCTCAATGTTTTTCGCCGCTTTCCTCGCTCTTTTTTTATTTAACATAACATAACATTGTGTTAAATATTTCTTTTTCTCCGCCTTATTAGGTAGAAACTCCTTTTTCGCCGCCTCTGCTTAACACTTCCCCAAAGAGTTAAATAACCCCCCTGAAATGCCGCTTTGGCGCATTTTATGCAGCCCCTCCCCCCTCTTTATGCAGGGAAGGCAGCCGCCGAAATCGGCAGCCGCCCCAGGAGGATATAAGAATAAAGAATAAGAGAGCCGTAACAACTCAACCGCTACCGCTCCCTACTATCATTCTATCATATCCATCGTACCAAATCGTTCCAAATCGTACAAAATCGTTCCAAATCGTCCCAAATCGTCCCAAATCGTACATTTTTTCGCAGAAAATAAAAAAACGCTGCATTTCCGCAGCGCTTTCCGTTCAATATCTGTTGTAAATTTCTCCCCTGTTTCCTGCATCAATTACTAATACAATCAATTCTCCGTTGTCTACCGTATAAACTACACGATAATCACCCACCCGCAGCCGCATCAGGTCGTCATGCCCTTTCATTTTCTTAATGTCGCTGCCGTTCGGTAATTCTTCAATGGCTGTTACAAGGCGGAGCTTCTCCTGCTTGGGCAGCTTGTCAATGAATTTCTTCGCCCTCTTTTTGATGATGATTCTGTACATCAATCAAGCCCCCATTCCTTTTTGCACTCCTCTAAAGAATAGGTAACGTCTTTCTCCGGGTCGGGGTCATTCAGATAGCTTTCGTACATCCTTTCGCAAAAAGCATCATCCGCAGCCTCGTCCGCTGTTATCCCCTGTAAATATGCCAATACATAACCCATCTTGTAATCCGGTACTCTTTCCAGTAAGCTTGCCGCCATTTCTCTCTCACTCATTCCATCCACTTCCTTTCAATCCTTCACATATTCCAGTAAATCCCCCGGCTGGCAGTCCAGAAACCCACATAAGGCACCCAGACTCTTTGTGTCAATGTTTCCGCCCTCCTGAATCTTCTTCCAGGTTGCCTGCCCGATGATTTTTTCTTTCCTCATCGTGTAGCTTGTGATACCCCTTTCTTGGAATAGCTTCAGCATTTTGTTATAGCTGATACCCATTTTATGCACCTCCTCCTTTCGTATTCTTATCATAACAAAAGCATATCACTATTTCAAGTGACAATATGCACAAACCGTTGTCACTAATTTTAGTGATAATGTCAATAGACTGTCTCAACAAAAAAGACAAGGACACCTCAGTCCTTGCCTTTTTCATTTTCTTCCTAACTTCACCTTGGATTTACAAGACTTTGCAACCAAGGAATCAGTGCTACACCATATATAATATGAAACACAATACTAAATACTTTCCATAAAATATAGTATTCTTTTTTCTTTTCTTCTGTCCAATTCGCAACCCGTTCCTGAAATCCTTTCGGGTTTTCAAGCTGTTCCTTAAAAATCTCTTCAAATTCCTCCGAAGAAATATGCTCTATCTCTTCTTCGCTGAAAGATATTTCTTCTTGAATGACAGAACAATCAAACTCTTTCCCTACTGATTCGAGATAATCTGCCACCGCATTCGGATTATGGAGAGCCACTTCTTGTATCGTATCCAGTGCACCCTTCCAGTATTTTTGCAAAGCTGCACCCGGTTTTGCAATTTCCTCCATTTTCTTAATCAAAGCACTATATTCAGGACTTCCAAAAAAATTATTTGTCTTGAATGTCTCTATTGTCTTTTCCAATGATTGAAAATCTATATTTTCTCTCCATAAACGCATTACTTTTGATATTTCCTCTAGGTTATCCTTTAATTTCGGATCAATCAAATCTCTTTTTATTTCCAAATCGGCAAAATTCATTTTATATTTTGTTGCTAGCGCACTCAATTCCGCTAACTCCGGACAACTGAAAGAACCTAGCATCTTCTGTATCTCTTTCATGTCGCATCTTTCTTGCATATTCTTCACCTCCATAATATAACTCCGTTTATTGTTTCATTATACCATAAAATAAAAATCCGCCTCAATAAAAAAATGTCTCACCAAAAAAGCAAGGACACCTCAGGTGTCCTTGCTTTTTTCTTTTTCCTTTCTCTCATCCCAAGCCCTGCAAAGCTTCTCCATCCCCTCCGCCTCCTTCCGAAAGCAGGCAGTTCTGGAAAGTCTCGCCTTTCGCGCCACCCGATCCCATGCCAGGCGCTCCGCATGCTTCCCCCAGATGATTGTCCGCTCCTCCGTTGTCAGCGCCTCCGCCATCACAAGGCTCAGGTCAGAGTGCAGCCGCAGCCTGTCTCGAATCGCTCTTTCGTTGGTGCGGATCCGCTCCTCTGTCTCCGCTCGCTTCAAAACCTTGTCGGCTGTGCTGTCCCCGTGTCCGCTCCTGCCCCCCACTGCGTCATATTGCACCGCAGAAAGTGAAATGTCCCGCAGGCTCCTGCGCATTGCCTCGTTTCTCTCCCGCAGCCATTGCGTTGCCTCCGGTGTGTCCGCCATCTGCTCTATCAGCCGCGCCATCTCTTTCTTTGTTGTCACCTGCACCCCTCCCTCAGCTTTTCATATCTTCGCTTTATCCCTCTCTCCATCTGCTGCAGCTCCCCCCAATGCCTGCGGATTGCCTGCTCCGCGCCGCCCTTCTCCCCTCTTTCTTTCAGCTCCGCATATTGCAGCACCCGGCTGTAAAAGTCCGCCTTCTCCCCTCTCTCTATCAGCGTAAGCGTCCGCAGGAAAAGCGCCTGCTTGTCCGCCTCCGTCTCCGCGCGTGCCGCATCTAGGGCATCCGCCTCCGCCAGAAGCTGCGCTGCGCTGTTTTCCGCCACAAAGGCGCGAAGCCCTCGCAGCCAGAGAATTTCTGCCGCCGGGCTTTCCTGCTTCTCGTTTTTCATGTTATCACCTCGTCTGCCTTGAAATCAAAACCCTTGAAATCAAAGGTGTTCCTGCACCCATTCCTTTGGCGGTGCTTCCTTCGTTGGCGTAAAATGCACGAAATCTCGGAAGGTTGTTTTATCAGCAAACCACCGCAGATAAATCGTGCCCGTCGGGCCTTCTCTCTGCTTTGCAATGTTTACCTCTACCTGCCCCTTTTTGCTTTCGTCGCAATCCGGAAAATAATATTCCTCTCGCCACAATAACAAAACAACATCCGCATCCTGCTCAATGTCGCCGCTCTCTCGCAGATCGGAAAGCATGGGTCTGCAATCCGCCCTATCTTCACATTTTCTGCTTAACTGTGAAAGTGCCAAAACCGGGCAATCAAAATCTTTTGCCAGACGTTTCAGCCCTCGGCTGATTTCGCCGATTTCTCTGGTGCGGTTTTCTCCCTTCCCCTGCATCAGCTGCAGATAGTCCACTACAATCAATTTCAGATGATAGCCATTGCTTTTCCACTTATGACATTGCCCTCGCATCCGCTCAATCGTCATGCCGCTGCGGTCATCAATCAGCAGCCGCTCCATAACTTTTTCAAATCTATTCCGATTTTCTTCAGCCTCTCTGCTTGTTTCCTTCCATTCTTCATAACTTTTGTTTGCAAAAAATTGATTATTGCTTACCATGCACTCGGCG